AGGAGATTATTTTGAAGTAAGTAGTATTTCTGGAACTGGTTTTACTGTTCACTTCAAAAATTCATCAAATGCTTCGATTGATAGAAATTTCACCTATCAGGCTGTCGGATTTGGCAAGGGATGATAAGATAAAATAAAATATCACGACAATGGCAAGAGTTAATAGCACAACAAAAGAAACAGGTAATAATTTTAATGTTGGTAATGGAACAGGAGCTTTAGTTCGTGCAGGAATAAATGATATTTTTTCGGCTTTAAGAACAATAAATTCAGCTAGTGGAGATCCCTCTGGGGATGCAAATGTTGTTCAGTATCAACCTCATATAGATACATCAAGTAATTTATTAAAAATTTGTACTTCTGTATCAACTGGAACAGGAACATTTACAACGATTGGAAATATCACACAGGCAAATCTAGGTTTAGCTCCAGTTGCAGGAGCGACATTTACTGGAGATGTTATACATAATTACACAACAGCTTTACAAATACCAGTTGGAACTACCGCACAAAGACCTGGTTCGCCATCGACAGGAGACTTTAGATTTAACAGTACGACTACTTCTGCTGAAATATATAACGGATCTGAGTTCACTGCTGTGGGAGGCGGTGCTGGAGCTACGGGAGGAGGTAATGATGAAGTATTTTTTGAATCAGATCAAGCAGTTACAACTAATTACACTTTGACCGCTAATAAACACGCACATACAGTTAGCCCTACAATAAATTCGGGTGTAACTGTAACTGTGCCATCTGGTGCAATCCTTGTTATTCTTTAATTATGGCTTTAAACATTAACGGCACTACTGGAATTTCTGGGGTTGATGGAAGCGTATCTGCACCTGCACTAACTGGAACGGACAGCAACACAGGTATAACATTTCCTTCTGCTGACACTATCAAATTTGCTACTGGTGGTGTTGAAAGAATGTCGATTACAAATAGCGGTATTACTGGTGCAGGTAAAATTCTTCAAGTTTTGCAAACAGTAAAAACAGATGTTTTTTCAACTACTTCAAATGGATTTCACGACATTGGGTTATCGGTAGCAATAACACCATCTTCATCTAGTAATAAAATACTTATACATTATGACGCTAATATTAGTAGTGAAGATTTAACTATGGTTAAACTTTTAAGAGACAGTACAGACATAGGAATAGGTGATGCAGGTGATGCACTTATGAAAAGAGTTACTCAAGGTGGTCAATATCAAGGTGGTAATAATGACAAAGTTGCAGTATATAGTGGTTCTTTTTTAGATTCACCAAGTTCAACTTCTTCTATCACTTATAAGCTACAAGCCTATAAATATGGAGGAACTACAATGCGAGTTAATACACCAGTAAATAATTCCAATGCAACTTACACAGGAAGAGGTATTTCAACGATCACAGTAATGGAGGTAGCAGCATGAGTGCAAAGATTAAACTAAACGCAGCATCAGGTGGTGGGTCTTTCAGCTTACAAGCACCCTCATCATCTAGTAATAACAGAGTTTTTACGTTACCAGACTCAGCAGATGCAACGCTTTTAACTAGCACAGCGTCTTTAGGAAAAATTCTTCAAGTTGTTTCAGTTGCAAAAACTGATATATTTACTAGCACCAGTACATCATTTGTAGACATAACGGGTCTGTCGGTAAATATTACTCCAACTTCAAGTAGTAATAAAATATTAGTTTTAGCACAATGTGCTGTCGTTGGTGAAGATGCAGGAACAGGGATAATGTTAGACAGAGATGGAACAGAACCACTAAAGGCTAATGCTGATGGTAGTAGGCAAAGATTTACTTTAATTGGTGCTCACGCCAATGACAGTTACGAAATGCAATATAATTTACCTGCAAACCATATTTCATTTTTAGATTCCCCTAATACTACAAGTCAAGTCACATACAAACTTAAAGCAAAAACAAGATCAAGTAGTACTTTTTACGTTAATGCAACTAGATTTAGAACTGACAATACAAATGCTTCAGTTGGTACTTCAACTTTAACTGTTATGGAGGTAGCAGCTTAATGGCTATCTTCTATAATTAAAAGTAAAACACTATGGCCTTAGATCACGAAGCTATTTACAAAGCATACGCAGGTACAGTTGTTACTATTGATGATGGTACAGGTGCATTTGATAAAGATGGTAAATCTGTAACTCTTGAGCAAAGCAAGATAGATACTGCACGAACCACGCTAAATGCTGAAGCTGCTGCTGTTAAATACAAAACCGATAGAACAACTGATGGTTCTACCATTTACGCTTCTTTTGGAGACCAACTTGATATGTTGTATGCAGATATGCTTGCAGGTAAACTAGATACAACTGGAACGTGGGCAACCCACATTAAAGCGGTTAAAGACGCTAATCCAAAACCTAGTTAATTATGTCAGAGATCAAGGTAAATTCGATAAAAGGAGTAGGAGCAAGTACTGCCGCTATTACTGTTAATAACAGTGATGGAACGGCAACTGCTAACCTTACAAACATAGGTGGGGGGCAAATAAGCAATAGAAATTTAATAATCAACGGAGCTATGCAAGTGGCTCAACGTGGTACGTCATCTACATCTTTGTATTATCAAACTGTTGATAGATTTAGAACTTCATTTGGAAACCTTGGAAGTATAAACCTTACTCAATCACAGCAACAATTAGCATCAAGTGATACTCCATACTCAAATGGATTCAGATATTTTTATAGATCAGCTTTGTCTGGTGCTGGAACTGTTAACACAAATGGTTACATAGGTATTTCACAAAGATTAGAAGCCCAAGATGTGGCACAATCTGGATGGGATTATACATCATCATCAAGTAATATAACTATTCAGTTTTGGTTTAGATGTAGTACTAATCAGACTTTCTACATGGCTTTAACAAGTCAAGATGGAACATCACAAAGTTACGTTTTTTCATTTACAGCCTCAGGTAATAACACTTGGACAAAAATCACAAAAACAATTCCAGGTGCAGCAAATGTTCAATTTGACTTAAACAATGAACGAGGTCTTACTGTTTCATTTACACCTTGGTACGGAACAGATTACACAGGTTCAAAAGCTGTAAATCAATGGAGTGCTTATTCTGGTTCGGCTGAATATCCTGATTACGCATCTACATGGTTAACTGCTGGAGCTTCTACATTTGATATTACAGGAGTTCAGCTAGAAGTAGGTAGCGTAGCAACAGATTTTGAGCATAGGTCATTCGCACAGGAGCTTCAGCTTTGCAGACGTTATTTTCAAATTATTGGGCCTAGTTCTGGTGAAGCACAACACTCTACAAATATACAAGGTTCATTACAAGCAACTCCATTTATGAGAGCAAACCCCTCAATCGCAATTATAGATAACTCTAATAATGTGGGATTAGCAGGAACAGGGTCTAATTCTGTAACCTCAGTAGGAACGATATATGTTGAAGGAGAAACCTCAGGTATGGGAGGTTGGGTTGAAATGGGTGGTTCTGGATTTACTCAACATAGGTTTTATCATATATATGGCGGTAAATTCTCTTTCTCTTCTGAACTTTAATCATGGCTATTAAATACAAAACTCATAAAGATTTCAACAATAACATTGTTTCTTGTTCAAAATGGGAAGATACGACTTTTTTGTTAGCTATTCCTTTTGATGAAGCAAACACCGACTACCAAGAATACCTTGAGTGGGTAGCAGAGGGAAACACTGCCGAAGCTGCTGATTAATTAACTTTATCTTGCATCTGCCTTGTCATTATTCCCATAGTGACGTAGAGAGGTGATAGGGCTACAATAAGCAGTAATACAAGCACACTTGAAAAAGAAAGTGCTTTCAAAATTGCAAATTTAATCATGTTTCAAAAAATTGCTAATATTCTTAGCATAGTTTCATTTGTAATGGTAGCTTCAATGAGTGGAGGAGCATACTTAGGTTATAAGTATGTAACTTCAGAACAATTTAAATCAAGAGTTATGAATGAAATTCTTGGTAATGTTCAAGGGATGATGCCAAAAGTATTAGAAAAAGAACTTCCTGAAATGGTACAGCCACCTATGGATATACCAGAGGGTTTTGGTATATGAACTGTTGGCATTGCAAAACTGAATTAATCTGGGGTGGAGATCATAGCTTAGATGGAGAAGATTATCCATTAAGATCTGGGGAATACAGCATGATAACTAATCTTTCTTGTCCGAAATGTAATTCTTTTGTAGAAGTATTTTTACCAAGAGATGCCTACGATTGAGATACCTGATATTCAAATTCGTGAGATATATATTCCAGATGTTCCAGAAATATATAGTCCACATTATATTCAAGTAACAAAACCACCTGAGATTGATGTTCCTGGTTGTACTTATCAGCATCGTGATATAAAAAATACTGGTAATCGTAATTTATTATTGGAAGATCCAAA